CATCCTTCAGACTCGTGTCAGTATTGTCAATTGCAAGGGTAGGATTGTTTATTCTGTTGTGTCTGCGCTCCCATATGCGGTACTGGTCGAACATCTCCTTGCGGTCCACGATGAGTCGCCGAACTCGAAATTCAAGAGTAAATTCGTCTCCATTCAGGTCTTTGCTCGGCGTCTTGTTTGCTCCAAGAGACTCTATGCGAGTCAGAAGGGTTCTACAACTGTTAACAAACCGATCCTTTCTAATTTTGATGTGTTCATGTTCATAATTTTCAGGATATTTGTCCTGATCCCTCTGCTGATTCTCAGGGAAGAGAACAAATGCCCACATCTTTTCAGAAGCGAGTGTATTCCCACGAATGTCAAACCCCGCATCCTTTTCTGCTTTTGAGATGCAAGTTTCAAGCTCCTCGACTGTCCATGTATTGATTTCATTTGTTTGATTTGCGATTCTAATTTCTTCTTCGTGTTCGGGTGTTACATCTTTTTGAATTGTGTGGACCTTTCGAGTGCTTGCCATTGATAAAATGACGCGAGACTTTTTTAAGGCTCAATAGGCTCTTATTAAACTTGAACCGAAATTGTCGAGAGACTGGTTTTTAGGCGGGAGCGGGAATTCCAACTGGCGTCACGGGAACCATCTTGCTCAATGAAGCCGCAATCTTGACCAAAATCTTGTTCTGCATCTCGAGCTGGAGAGCAATCTTCTCGGTCGCATCCTTGGTTCCCGACAGAATGGTCGCAATTGTATCGCCTTCCTCAGTGGCGAGCAGACTCGCGAGCGCCTCGAACATATCGGGTCCATCCTCGAACTCCTCCTCGTCGAACTCATCCTCCTCCTCCTCCTCTGGGGGTGGTGGCATTGGGGTCTTTGGGGGCAGTGAGCGACGCTGAGACATTTGTACTAATGATGTAGAAAATAGGTCTCAATTAAAATCGCGAGTAATACTAAAATGCCTGGTGGAGCACTGCTTCAACTCGTCGCTTACGGTGCTCAGGATGTGTATCTGACTGGCAAGCCAACAGTCACTTTTTTTCAGTCGGTGTACAAGCGCCATACCAACTTTGCAATTGAGGCAATTCCCCAGACTCTTTCTGGGCAGCCCAACCCCGGCGGTCTCGTCTCCGTGACGCTTGCTCGCACGGGCGACCTGATTGGTGACATGTGGGTCGTTCTCCAGCCTACCCCCACATCTTCAGGTCAGCTGACATCCAACAATTCCGTCGCTGACATGTGCTGGGTTGCCGAGCGTGCTTTCAACTCTATCGAACTCTTTATCGGTGGTCAGTCGATTGACAAGCACTACCAGCTATGGTTCCGCCTGTACGCAGAGTGCTTCCTGGATGATTCAAAGAAGTGCAATTACGGAAAGCTCACTTCCCTGCCCGTCCCCAACAACGTGAACCAGACTTCGACCGGTTATGTCTACCTGCCTTTGATGTTCTTCTTCAACCGCAACCCCGGTCTGTACCTGCCACTGATTGCACTGCAGTACCACGAGGTGCGCATCGATTTCACAATTAGCGCCAACTATGCCAATTACTTCGGCACTAACCCACCAACTGTATGGGCAAACTACATGTACCTGGAGAAGGAGGAGCGTGACAAGTTTGCCACCAAGAACCAGGAGTACCTCATCGAGCAGGTCCAGTACGTGAACGGCGACCCAGTCGGAAGTTCCAGCGAGAACACGCCAAGCGTCATCCGCATGCAGTACAACCACCCAGTAAAGGAGCTCATTTGGGTTTACCAGAACTCGGCACCCAACTCAAACCCCAACGCCATGTGGAACTTTTCGTCTAACGTGGCAAACGTGAATGTGACCATTAATACTAACAATTTGGCTCAGTCTGGTGCTCTTACACAGCCCCACAATACCGGGTCTCCAATGCTGTATATCCCATCCGTTCTTTCGGCTCCACTTTATTCGACCGCAGCTGGTTCCGTTGCCCAGAACGGAACTATTTTTGCTCAGTCCAACGTGCTCACAGGCAACGTTCTCTGGGTCGAGGCAGGTCTGCCACAGTACGGCACTGCCAACGTAACGTACGGGCAGGAGGTGGGTCCTCTGCACAAGTTCAAGTTGATTCTGAACGGCACCGATCGTGCTGCCGAGCAGTTTGGCAAATGGTACAATCAGTACCAGTCTTACCAGTACCACACCGGTCACCCCTATCCAGGTATCTACGTATACTCATTTGCCCTCAAGCCTGAGGAGCTTCAGCCAAGTGGCGCTTGCAATTTCAGCCGCATAGACATGGCGCAAGTGGCGGTCAGCCTCAAGACGGGAATGCCCAACGGTCTGGTTCAGCAAATGTTTGCCGTCAATTACAACATCCTGAGAATTGCATCTGGAATGGGTGGTCTCGCTTTTGCAAATTAAATTGGTCTAAATTTTTTTCTTGTAATATAGTACAAAATGGCCGGTGGACTTATGCAGCTCGTTGCTTACGGTGCTCAGGATGTGTATCTGACTGGTCAGCCCGTGGTGACCTTTTTCCAGGCTGTGTACAAGCGCCACACCAACTTTGCTATGGAGAACATCCAGCAGACGGTGAACGGTACCCCCTCCAACTCCGGTCGTGTGTCCGTGACCATTGCCCGCAACGGCGATCTGGTCGGCAACATGTACGTTCGCCTGCAGCCCACGCAGCTGAACACCTCTAACCTGACCTCCACCAACACCAACATTGACATGTGCTGGGTGGCTGAGCGTGCCATCGCAGCCGTTGAGTTGACCATCGGTGGTCAGCGCATCGACAAGCACTACCAGACCTGGTTCCGCCTGTACGCCGAGACCTTCCTGGGCGAGAGCGACAAGATCAACTATGGCAAGATGGCATCCAGCCCCGTCCCTACCGCTGATGCCACCAACGTGAACAGCGTGTACCTGCCCCTGCTGTTCTTCTTCAACCGCAACCCCGGTCTGTACCTGCCTCTGATTGCCCTGCAGTACCACGAGGTCCGCCTCGACTTCGACCTGACCTCCTACTTCACCAACTACTTCGGCGCCTCCGCCCAGGTGTTCGAGGTGTGGGCCAACTACGTGTACCTGGACACTGAGGAGCGTCGCCGCTTCGCCCAGAAGGGTCACGAGTACCTGATCGAGCAGGTGCAGCACACCGGTGGTGACTCCATCACCGCCAGCGGCAACCCCGGCGCCCAGACCGTCCGCCTGTCCTTCAACCACCCAGTGAAGGAGCTGATCTGGTGCTACACCAACACCACCGCCACTGCCTTCAACAGCATGTGGAACTTCTCCACCTCTTGCGCCAACGTGAACGTGACCTGCGCATCCAGCCCTCTGTACACCCCAGGTGTGCTGCCCCACGCAGCTGCTTGCCCACGCCTGTTCTCCAACATCCTGGCAAACGGCACGACCGCTCTGACCGCAGCTGCCTACACCTCCAACCTGTACTGGATCGAGGAGGGTTCTTCCAACGTGGCTGCCGGCGCTATTGCCACCGGCATCTCCGCTGTGGAGGTTGGTCCCCTGTACAACTTCAAGCTGGTGCTCAACGGTCAGGACCGCTTCAAGGAGCAGACCGGTAAGTACTTCAACCAGTATCAGCCATTCGTGTACCACACCGGCGTCCCCTACCCCGGCATCTACGCCTACTCCTTCGCTCTGCAGCCAGAGGAGCACCAGCCCACCGGCACCTGCAACTTCTCTCGTATTGATAACGCCCAGGTGGCTATCAACATGAAGAGCGGCTACACCACCCCTCTGCAGAAGATGTTCGCCATCAACTACAACATCCTGCGCATCCAGTCTGGTATGGGTGGCCTCGCCTTCTCCAATTAAACGGACCAAGTACGTAGTAGCAATTTTATATTAAAATTAAAAATAGCCCGACAGGGCGGACTTCGGTCCCAAGAACTATCAAGGTTCCTGGAATCGAAATTAATAGTAACTAATAATATATGGCAAGTGAGTTCTCACCAGGACGTCCTTTTCGTTTTAACATAAAGTGCATCATCTTCACGGCAGTTTTAGCTGGAGGGTACTGGTACCTTCCCCCTAAAAATCTATGGGTCCTCGCTTTTCTGCTCTGGTTCCCATATATCGCACTTGCATGGTACGATTGGACCTACAACTGTCAAGATAAACTGCAGCCAACTATAATCCCATTCGGGCGATACATTTGGCTGCCTTTCAAACCCCGGGGTTACAAACAGGAATTTAACGAGCTTCCTCCGGAGAAAATTGAAGCTATGAATAAACTCGATCACATCGTGGGGTGGTCGATATTGGCTGTATTTGTGGTTGCTTATTTAAAGTTTAAATTACGTGACTCTTGAAATTACTTTCCAAGTCCCGTTAAGTGCCGAAAATTCCTCCTCGATGACATATGAACAAAAGTCTGAAGAGCAAAAGACATCTATGTAGACTCTGTTTTGGTCAGGATACGTGTGAGCGCTAAAATGACTCTTGTTAAGTAAGAGAACTCCGCTGGCACCGTGAGGCTCAAATTGGTGAAAAGCTCGGGACACAACTGTGAACCCACACCTTTCAGCGATTCGAATCATAATTTGTTCGAGATGTTCTGCTTTAGAAATCCAGACACCATCGATATGTCCTATGAGTGACATTTTCTATTCAACTGATTTTGTTTTTAATACTTTGAGGAAAAACTCCGATATCCTGAAATAAGCAAAAATACAACAGAGATTAGGTAAATGAGACCAAAGTAGTTCTGATACTGAGTCTTCATGTTGGTCCGAGCCTGTGCGAAATTGGTAGCTGACAGGGCGATTAACAGCATAAGAAGGAGAACCATGAAAGTTGTGTCAATTGCAGACATTTATAATGTACAGATATAAAAATGGAGAATCTGTCTGGTCCTGAGCTCGTCAAGGCGGTGTCTGTATCTATGCCCGGTTCAAACGTATCGAGTATACTTGACAGAACAAATGAAATACTTAATGAACGTGTGTTCAAGACCATTAAGCATGACGAGTATGATACAGTTCTTCACCTGATTGAATATCTTTTAACACACGACTTGTCTGATGAAAATATGATGAAGATTTTGTGTATGGTAATCGACGACGCATCCTTTCCTGAAGAGCTGCGAACAGACGTTTTAAAATTCATACACTCTGAGCTTTTTAATTCTGTTTTAAAATTCTTGAAGAAAGCCAAGGTGTCCTGGTTCAAGAGGGTACTATGCTGTTCCAGTAAAACACAATGAAGATTCCCATCAAGACGAGGATCAACGAGTTCACGATGGCTACCGAGTTTTTACGAGTCGAAGTCTCCAACATGGGCTGGACACCCATAACAATAAGAAGCATACCAATCAGTACGAGGATGGAATCTCCCAACATTTACTAATTAAGGATATTTTTTTTATTAAAGACATGTCATCGTTTGCATACCTTGATCCAGCCACATCTTTTTTAGAACTTGCTCTTGGAAATTTTACACCAATTCCACAGGATTCCCCCCTTCATATTCAGGCTGAAGAGTGTGAACTTGACGACT